TAGTATGAGCGTAGATGGTAAATGGAGTCATGCTGAAAGAAATGCCATGGAATCTTATGAAAGAGAGTATGGCGAGATTCCAAATGGCAGTATTATATTAACCACATTAAGTCCGTGTAACGGTCCGATGAATGATCGATATGGTAGTAGTTGCACAGATTTAATTAATGAAAGCAACATACGCAAAGTATATTCGGGGTGTTTGGATCCTAGTCAGCACAATGAACATAACGAATTTAATGAAGAAGTAACCTCTAATATACATATTCAAAAACTTTGTAAAAAGTTTGCCGACACATTTTTAGGCGATGAAAACCATCCTGTAGATGAAGTTAAACAACTAAGTGCTTAATTAAGTTCGATGATTAAGATAAATCGGTTTCCTGTTATAATATTCTCTTCTCCGAGAACTGGAGGAACCGCGTTCGGGCATCATTTAGCAAAGAACAATCCAGGTATAAAATTCTTTAACGAAAATATCTCTGATTTTATCGAATATTCTAATAAAAACAAAAATTGTATAATAAAGGTAATCGGAAGAAGCCTTTCTAACTACCCTAATTCATTTATTAACTATGCTTTTTCAAAACATACTTTGAAAATTAAAATTCAACGTAAAAGTTTATTAGATCAAATAGCCAGTTTTTATGTTGCTAGAAAGCGGCAATGGTGGGAATACTATAATAAAACTCCCGAAAAAATTTTTGAAAGAGATATAATAAGTATTGATGAAAAATTAATTGATAGCAGTATACACGAAATAAAAGCCGATAATTTAATAATTAGTAAAATTGATACAGATTTTGAATTTTTTTATGAAGATATACCGAATTTTGATTCTCCTACAATCATTACACCACACCCAATTAATTACGACGAAATTAAACAAGCGATTCTGAGCAGAATAAATTATATATAGATGATTACGCTAACTCGATTTCCTGTTATAATATTCTCTTCCCCAAGAACCGGTGGAACTGCTTTTGGTCATCATTTAGCAAAGAACAATCCAGGTATAAAATTCTTTAATGAACCTAATGTTCTCGATAATAATATTGAGGAATTTTTAACTTACGCCGATAACAATAAAGATTATATAGTGAAAGTAATTGGAAGAGGTCTTACACAATATCCTAATTCATTTATTAACTATGCTTTTTCAAAACATCCTTTGAAAATTAAAATTCGACGCAGAAATTTATTAAATCAAATAGCCAGTTTTTATGTTGCTAAAAAAAGAGATATATGGGGCTACGATAATAGTATTTTTGAAAAAATAGAATTAACTATTGACAAGGATTTGATTGAAAAAAGTATATATGACATAAAAGCCGATAATTTACTTGTTAGCAAGATTGATACAGATTTTGAAATTTTTTATGAAGATATACCAAACTTTGATTCTCCCACAATCATTACACCATATCCGATTAATTACGATGAAATTAAACAAGCGATCAGAGAAAGAATAAATTACATATAATTTGACAAATTTAGATATTTGTTATATATTACAGTATAAGGAGAATTATTACAATGAGTAAAACATTTGGCGCCCCAGAACAGGCAAAAATTCGACAAATTGTTGCAGAAGGTGTGACAGTTATGCAAGAAATTCAAGATCTTACAGAAGGCTTGAATGAAACAATCAAAGCAGTAGCAGAAGAATTAGAAGTTAAACCCAGCGTTATTAAAAAGGCAATTCGTATTGCACAGAAGGATCAATGGGATCAAGTTTATCATGAATTTGAAGATTTGGAAACAGTTGTCGATATTAGCGGTCACGCTAACCTCCGTAAAGAGGATGACGGAGTATGAGTCAATATTGGGGTTATCATTTAATGTTAGATTGTGCAGGATGCAATGATAATATTACGAATAGAGACCAAATTTATAATTTCGTTAAAGAATTAGTGGTTCGTATTGACATGGTCGCCGCTGGCGAACCGATTATTGAATATTTACTTCCTGGTGAAGATAAGGCTGGATATAGTCTTATGCAGTTAATCACTACTAGTAATATTTGTGCTCATTTTGTCGAACCGAGTTCTACTGCTTATTTAGATATTTTTTCCTGTAAGGAATTCGATATTAAATTAGCAGAAGAAATCTTTAAAAATTATTTTGGTCCGACTAAAATTCGTACTAATTTTATTACACGACATGCAGGATAAGCATGAATTCGATAGTCGATATTCAATTTCCTAACATCGGCTGTAATTCAGTTAAGTTAACTGAAGAAGAACTACAGCCGATCAAAAAAGAAATAGAAGAAATTAAAAATAATTTCGAATCAGCTATTACATATAATCATAATCTTGCAGGTAATATAAAAAAAGAATTTGCTTTTAAAAATTTAGGATGTTTGGCAACTACAGTTTTTCCTTATATAAAAGAAAATTCATATTTAAAATCAAAAATTAACGGAGATGTTTCTATTCGATTATCGGGTGCATGGGTTAATTTTCAAGAAAAATACGAATTTAATCCGCCTCATGACCACGATGGAGATTTAAGTTTTGTTATTTGGATCTCTATTCCTTATGATATAAATGTAGAATTATCGAATTCTCCTAGTTCTAAATCAAATCATCCGGTTGCAGGGCATTTTTCATTTTTATATACAAATAGTTTAGGAGAGATAGCAGAACACCTTATTCCGGCAGACAGAACTATGGAGAATACTCTGCTAATTTTTCCATCAAGATTAAAGCACAGTGTTTATCCTTTCTATACATCGAACGATTATAGGATCAGTGTTTCAGGTAATTTTGAGTTAATAAAAAATAGTTAATAAATACTATAAGATAAAGGTTTGTCGGCCATAAACGACTATTCGGGTATTTTGTCAGCCGTAAATGACAATAGGAAAAATTATGAGTTATGTAGACGCATCGTGGGATCGAGATCAAGACATTGTTCGAGTTGTTGAACGAGACCCAAAGAAAGGCAGAATTTACCATGAATACCCTGCCAAATATCTTTTTTATTATCCAGATGCTCGTGGCAAATATAGATCTATTCACGGCGAAAGTTTAAGTAAAGTATCTTCCAAAAGCTGGAAAGAACATACTAAAGAACAACGCATACACAGCAATCATAAACTTTATGAAAGCGATATCAATCCGGTATTTCGTTGTCTAGAAGAAAATTACCTAGGAAAAGATGCTCCTACTTTAAATGTAGCGTTTTTTGACATCGAAGTAGATTTCGATCCTGAACGGGGATATGCATCTCCCGATGATGCATTTATGCCGATTACTGCAATCGCTGTACATCTACAATGGCTAGATACATTAGTGTGTTTAGCTGTGCCGCCAAAAACTTTAACTATAGCGGAAGCAGAAGAACAGGTTAAGGAATTCCCTAATACCATCTTGTTTGAAACAGAACACGAAATGTTAGATACATTTTTGAATTTAATCGAAGATGCAGATGTATTAAGTGGGTGGAACTCAGAAGGTTTCGATATTCCTTATACAGTTAATCGCGTAACTAAGGTTTTAAGCAAAGAAGATACACGAAGATTTTGCTTATGGGACCAAATGCCTAAAAAGCGCGAATATGAAAAATATGGTAAAACTGCTATTACATACGATTTAGTCGGTCGTGTACATTTAGATAGCCTGGAATTGTATCGCAAATACACTTATGAAGAAAGACATACATATCGACTGGATGCCATCGGTGAAATGGAAATCGGTGAAACTAAAACTGTATATGAAGGAACACTAGATCAATTATATAATAATGATTTTAGAAAGTTTATTGAATATAACAGGCAAGATTGCGCATTGTTAAACAAGTTGGATAAAAAATTAAAGTTTTTAGATCTTGCTAATACCATTGCCCACGAAAATACTGTATTGTTACAGACCACTATGGGTGCTGTAGCTGTTACTGAACAGGCTATTGTTAATGAAGCCCACCATCGAGGATTAATTGTCCCTAGCCGTCCAAAGCGGGACGAGGATGTTAATAATCAAGCAGCAGGTGCATATGTAGCATATCCTAAGAAAGGGCTACATGATTATATCGGATCGATGGACATTAATAGTCTATATCCCAGTGTTATTCGTGCATTGAACATGGGCCCAGAAACTATTATCGGACAGTTGCGTCAAGATTATACCAAGGCAGAGATTGAAGAAAAAATGTCTAAGGGCGCAAGTTTTGCTGCTGCATGGGAAGGTAAGTTCGGCAGCAACGAATACGAGTTTGTTATTAATAAAGATCGTGCCCACGATATTCATATAGATTGGGAAAATGGCGAAACCGATATTATGAGTGGCGCACAAATTTACGAAGCCATTTATGAAAGTGGCAAACCATGGATACTATCTGCTAATGGTACTATCTTTACATACGAACAAGAAGGCATTATTCCAGGTTTATTAAAGCGTTGGTATGCTGAACGAAAAGAAATGCAGGCTAAATTAAAAGAAGCACAAAAAGCGGAGAACAAAATTGAAGAAGAATATTGGGATAAACGACAGTTGGTTAAGAAGATTAATCTCAACAGTTTGTATGGTGCTATTCTTAACGCTGGGTGCCGCTTTTTTGATAATAGAATCGGACAATCAACTACACTCACAGGCCGTCAAATTGCTCGTCACATGGCTTCAAAAATCAACGAAGTAATCACTGGCGAATATAACCATGTGGGTAAAGCTATTATCTATGGAGATACTGATAGTGCTTATTTCAGTGCATACAGCAGTCTGAAGAACGAAATTGCCAAAGGAGAAATTCCTTGGGATAAGGACACTGTGATCAAGTTATATGATACTGTTGCAGCCGAAGTAAATTCCACGTTCCCACAATTTATGCTGGATGCGTTCCATACTCCGAAATCTCGAGGAGAAGTTATTAAAGCTGGTCGAGAAATTGTTGCTATTAAAGGGTTGTTTATTACCAAAAAACGATACGCTGTATTGTATTATGATAAAGAAGGTAAGAGATTAGATGTAGACGGAAAACCCGGTAAAATTAAGGCCATGGGTTTAGATCTTAAGAGAAGCGATACTCCGGAATTTATGCAACGATTCCTGGAAGAAGTATTAACAAAGGTATTGAATGGTGGCGAAGAAAAAGAAATCTTGGAAATGATTACTGATTTTCGTACAGAATTTAAGGCTCGTCCAGGTTGGGAGAAAGGTAGTCCCAAGCGAGCAAATAATATCACTGAATACCAGGAAAAAGAAAAGAAACAAGGCAAGGCCAATATGCCGGGCCATGTTCGAGCCAGTATTAATTGGAATACTCTGCGTAAAATGAATGGTGACAAATATTCTATGCAGATTGTGGATGGAATGAAAGTTATTGTTTGTAAACTTAAATCAAACCCATTAGGATTTACATCAGTAGCATACCCGGTTGATGAACTAAGATTACCTAAATGGTTTCAAGAATTACCATTTAATCATTTAGAAATGGAAACAACCATTATTAATAACAAATTAGAAAACTTAATCGGTGTGTTGGAATGGGATTTGGAATCTACTATACAAACTAGTACATTTCATAATTTCTTTAGCTTTGATTAAAATATTCTTGACAAACCGAATAAACCTAAATAAAATAACACAAAGGAAAATAACATGAAAGACTTCTTACAAGATTTAGTATCACATACACATAGCCTAGGTTTCCTAGAAACACTCAAAGTTACATCAACTGAAAAAGAGACAGCCGTAGAATCTATGGCTGTAGACCGCAGCGTTATTCTTAATGCAAAGACACATTCTCCAATAGAGAACCTTGTAGGTACATTTGGTATGCCTAATTTAGGCAAACTAGATATTCACTTAAAGTGTCCTGAATATCAAGATGGTGCTAAAATTAATGTTGTACAAGCAGAAAGAAATGGAAAGACTATTCCAACAGGTCTGCATTTCGAAAATCTTAATGGAGATTTCGAAAATGATTATCTCTTTATGTATGAAGAAATCATTAATACTGCATTAAAGGTTATAAAATTCAAGGGTGCCAAGTGGGATATCGAATTTTCTCCATCCGTGAATAGCGTTGCTAAACTAAGATTTCAAGCAGCGGCAAACAGTGAAGAATCCACATTCCAACTTTCTACGGAAGGTAGCAAATTAATATTTAAATTTGGTGATGCTAGTACTCACGCAGGGTCATTTGTATTCCACGATGGAATTACTGGCAAACTAAAACAAAATTGGTCATATCCTATAGATCAGGTATTGAAAATTTTAAACCTGACAGGTGATAAGATTATGCGTATTGCCGATGGCGGTGTGTTAAGTATTACTGTAGATAGTGGTGTGGCTTCATACGAATATGTATTGCCAGCTCAAGTCAAATAATGAATACTGATCTAACAGCATCACAACTCGACTATGCATATTTCCTGCCGGCAACTTCAGGATTTTATAGCACTTATATAGGAAAACAAAGATACGGCAATTATGTCGATCCTGCTCGTGTTCCTAAGAGTTTTAAAAATGGTGTAGAAAGCCTCAATTATCTAGATCCGGATAAGGGTGCTTTTTATTATGATCATTGTTTATATAGTGCAGGTCATGCTAACTTAGATCTTAATAAGCCGGATGAAGGCGAAGATATGTTTCGCAATCGTAATCGAGCTACAAGTTGGGTTTTGGGTGATTCCGGGGGATTCCAAATTGGTAAGGGCAAGTGGGAAGGGGATTGGAAGGATCCCACTTGCCCTAAAGCACAAAAGAAGCGCAGCCAAGTATTAACTTGGATGGATGCACTCATGGATTATGGAATGATTTTAGATATTCCGGCATGGGTAGCTCGTAGCCCGGAAGGCGCAAAAGCTACAGGTATTAGTACATATCAAGAGGCAGTAAATGCTACATTTATTAATAATGATTACTTTATTCGTAATCGAAATGGTAATTGTAAATTCTTGAACGTATTGCAAGGCGAAAATCATACTGATGCTGAAGGTTGGTATCAGCATATGAAAAAATATTGTGACCCGAAACAATATCCTAATGAACATTTCAACGGTTGGGCAATGGGTGGACAGAATATGTGTGATGTCCACTTGGTACTAAAAAGATTAGTAGCATTGCGATTTGATGGATTATTAGAAAAAGGTCAACAAGACTGGATGCACTTTTTAGGAACTAGTAAACTGGAATGGGCATTATTACTGACAGACTTACAAAGAGCTATTCGCAAATACCATAATTCTAATTTTAGTATTAGCTATGATTGTGCAAGCCCTTTCTTAGCCACTGCAAATGGTCAAATTTATGTACAAACAGAAATCACTGATCGAGAAAAGTGGTTATATAGAATGTTACCTAGCATAGATAACAAAAAATATGCAACCGATACAAGAACTTTCCGAGATGCTGTTTTACAAGATAAATTTTTTGAAAATTTTGAAGATAGTCCTATTATGCAAGGAGTTCAAATTAAAGATATTTGTATCTATTCTCCAGGAGAGTTGAATAAAATCGGAAAAGAAGGAAAAACTTCTTGGGATAGTTTCACTTATGCTATTATGATGGGGCATAATGTATGGATGCACATTAATAGTGTACAGGAAGCTAATCGTCAATATGATGCAGGATTATGTCCGGCAATGTTAGTAGACGAAAGATTTGATCGTGTATTTTTTAAAGATATTGTCGATGCCATCTTTAGTACTAGCGACCGAGGAACAGCAGATGCTATTATTGAAGAATTTAGTAAATTCTGGATGAGGATTCCTGGCACACGAGGTTATACTGGAAAGAAAACTGTTAATGCTAGTACCAAAGCCAATGAATTTATTGATTTTGAAGGAAATCTTGTTATAGAAAAACAAGAAAAACCCGAACAACCTAAAGTTGTTTTAAATGAGAGTTTATTTGAAGTATGAATAAAATAAGTCTAGTTATTGGAATGGGTATTGGAAGGCTTTACAAAGAAGTCTTAGAACAATTAGGTTACAAAGTAATTACCGTGGATCTAAATCCTGATGTGCAAGCAATGTATACCGATATCAATAAATGTTTAGAAGAATATTCAAAATTTAATACAGTACATATCTGTACACCGAATTTTACACACTACAGTATTGCCGAACAAGTAGCAAAACACGCCGATATTGTATTTGTTGAAAAACCCGGAGTTAAGAATGCCGATGAATGGTTGAATTTAATATCCTCATATCCTGAAACAAGATTTATGATGGTTAAAAATAACCAATATCGTGGAGAATCATTAGACACAATAAAAGAATCAATTAAAGAATCTAAATTAATAAATCTCCTGTGGATTAATAATGATCGTGTGCCTAATCCTGGAACTTGGTTTACTACTAAAGAGTTAGCATATGGAGGAGTTAGTAGAGACCTAATGCCGCACTTACTAAGTTTGTTTATAGCATTAGAACCGGACTATATGACTGCCGTTGTTAAAGAATATGCCAAATTTCAGCAATGGACCTTAGATCAAATTACTCATACCGATTATGGAATAATTAAAAAAGACGGTACGTATGACGTAGACGATTATTGCGGATTTAAATTCGAAGTAAATGGAAGGATTTGGAATATAGTTGCCGATTGGAGAAGTTTAGAAGGCGACCGATCTCAAATTGTTTGTTCTACTACTGGAATTGATCAAGTAGATACGCTCGAACTTGGCTTGTGTCATGAATCTGCTTATGAAGCTATGATCGACACTGCCGTTAAAAACATTGATAATAATAAATTTTGGCTAGAACAGTTAATACAAGATTATTGGATACATAAAAGAATCGAATGAAAGTAAGACTACTGTACACCACTGGAAACGGTAAATTCGAAGAAACATTATGGGATAAGCCAGAACCTTCGGATAATGAAATCGAAGTGCGCGCTGTAATGACCGGTGTATGCCGTAGTGATATTGATATGATGAATGGCAATTTCGGTCCATTACCTTTACATATGCAAGGGCATGAAGGTTTAGGACAAGTCACTAAACTAGGATCCAAAATTAAAGGCATAAGAATTGGAGATTTCGTAGCAACCAGAGGCGAGCCTGCATATGCCGATTATTACAATGTTCGAATGGATGAATTTGTAAAAGTCCCCGAACCTAATCCTAAATATATATTAGAACCTGTTGCTTGCGGTATTAATTTGTTTACTCAAAATGCTCAATTATTCAATAGAAAAGATAATTCTAGAATTTTAATATTAGGTAGTGGGTTTCTTGCTCAAGTAGTTTATCAAATACTTAAACAAAGCCTAAAATTAAAATATGAAATAGTAGTATGTGGTAATAGTAATAAAGACATTTGGGGCGATGTTTTAACTCCAACATACGATGGCACTTTTGATATTGTTATAGATTTAAGCAATAAAACTGATGTGTTTGACAAACCAATTGTAAACAATGAAGCATTAATTGTATTTGGCAATCAAAAAAAGATTACTACAGATTTTAGTAACTTACTTTGGAAAGCCTGTACTATGGTTTTTCCTAGCCCTAGATCAGAGAAATTTTCGATGGCGATGTCAATAGCAGAATATTACATTACGCACAAATATCTTCATGTTGATAATATTTGGACTAAAGGCTATAACAGAGATACCGAATGGCAACAAGCATTCGAAGACGGTGTAAATCGACCTCCAGGATATAGTCGAGGATACATTTTTTGGCCAAGTAGTGTTGACTAATCTAAATAAAGATGTATAATATTAAATTATGCTAAACACTGAAGAAAGACAAAAAGTAAAGTATTTCACTGGTTACGAAGTGGAACATACTGTGTGTTATGGTATGTTTACACTTTTCGTAGTCGGTGTACAGCCAGTTGACGAAATTTTAGAATTGGCTTCTACGCATTGCGTACAACAAATTTACTTTGGTACTAGCCAAAGTTTTCCTAATATCGACATAAATGATTCCGATGAATGGAAGCGTTGGGAAAAGATGATCGAAGTATGTTTGGATAATGATTATTGGTGCACATTAGATTTAGATGTTAAGCAAGCAGAAGGTCTGTTAGAAAGCGGACTGTGCGGGCATAACCGATTTGTTCCTATGATCAGTGTTAAACTACCTTACATTAACCAATATAATTACAATACAACTATTAAGTTGGATGATAGAACTTGGGGCGCCACAAACTCGGGTGTTTGGACGCATCAACTACACGACCTAATGAATAAAGAAAAATACACTCATTGGGATCAATATACTAAGGACACAGAACTATGATTACTGCAAAAATTTCTAAAACCACTCCTACTACTCCTACTGAAGAAAAGCTGTTCAAGTTACTTGAAAGCATCGACTGGAAGTTATGGGAAATTATGAACATGATGAAAGACGACCAGGCTGATAAGTTTAAGTCTGGTAAAAAAGTTGTTAAGAAGAAAACTGCGTCAGAAGAATGAATAAAGAAAAATCAATGATTTGGGTTACCTTTCAAAAGGAAGGTATCCATATGTATCCAGCAGCAGCCACGGATCCTAACCTGGCTGATGTTAACTTTTTAGGATATCCACATCGTCATATTTTTCATTTTAAGGTCTGGATTGAAGTATTTCATGATGACCGAGATTTAGAATTTATTCAGTTTAAGCGTTGGCTTGAAAGTTGCTATAATGACGGCACACTTGAGCTAAACCATAAATCCTGCGAAATGATTGCTCGTGAACTTCAAAAAACAATCATCGCAAGATATCCAATCCGTGAGGTTTGGATTTCCGTGAGTGAGGACAATGAGAATGGTTGCTTCCTTACTTTTCCATCAACCCTTTAATAAAAGGATATAACAAATGGCAATTCCGTCATACATTCAGAAAACCCTGCGTTTTAAGCCCGAAGTTCACAAGATCTATG